TGATAATAGAACTTCTTTTGAATTAACAAACGGCTCACAGATAAAGGCTTCTTCTACTTCTGGCGATGCAGGTCGTTCAGAAGCACTTTCTCTTTTGGTTATTGATGAGGCAGCACACGTTGAAGGATTAGATGAATTGTGGACCGGTCTTTATCCAACACTATCTACGGGTGGACGTTGTATCGCCCTATCTACACCTAACGGCGTAGGAAATTGGTTTCATAAGACTTACGTCGAAGCAGATCAGGGTGGCAATGATTTTAACTCAGTTCGTCTTCCTTGGGATGTGCACCCAGAGAGAGACAGAGAATGGTTTGAAAAAGAAACTAAAAACATGTCCAGAAGACAAATTGCACAGGAGTTAGAATGCAGTTTCAATATGTCTGGCGAGACTGTCTTTCACCCAGAAGACATAGGAAGAATAGAAGAATCTATTTGTGAGCCAAAGTATAAAACAGGTTTTGATAGAAATTACTGGATTTGGAAAGAATATGACAGCGCAGTTGCTTATCTGTTGAGTGCAGATGTTGCTCGCGGTGACGGTAAAGATTATTCTGTGTTTCATATATTTGATACTGTTTCGATGGAAATAGTAGCAGAGTATCAAGGAAAAATTACACCAGATATATTTTCTGATATGATTTACAATGCTGGTAGAGAATATGGGAATTGTATGGTAGTGGTTGAGAATAACAGTGTTGGGTTTACAGTTTTAGATAAATTAAAAGAAAAGCAGTATCCAAACATATTTTATTCAATAAAGTCTACACACGAATATATTGATCCAGTTTTAGCAGAGACAGCGACAAATGCAGTAAGCGGTTTTACAACCAGTCAAAAGACAAGACCACTAGTTATAGCAAAGTTGGAAGAATTTGTTAGAAATAAACTAATTAAAGTAAATTCATCTCGTCTTTTTAATGAAATGAAGACTTTCATTTGGAATCATGGACGCCCCGAAGCAATGAGGTCCTACAATGATGATTTGATTATGGCTTGTGCAATTGGGTGTTGGATTAGGGAAACGGCTTTGGTGGAAAATAAAAGAAATATTGAATATAATAGGGCTTTTCTTGATACAATGATATCTGCAAAAACCACTATCAACACCGCAATCAAAGGTATGCAAGGTTATGATTCTAAAAACACTTTTGAAAAAACTAGAAAAGAAAAAGAAATACTAGAGCAACATGCCTGGTTGTTTAAAGGATAATAAAAAATGCCATTTAAGATTAATAAGATAAATCCAAAGAATCCTCAAAATACATTATTTAAAAAACTAACAAGATTGTTGTCTGGTCCAATTGTAAACTACAGAACGCAAACGGCCCGCCGTTTAAGAAGAAGACAATTGGATAAGTATGCAAATCGTTTTCAGTCTGCTAGTGGCAAACAATTTAAAAGAACAGATTACAATCCATTTTCTGGATTGTATGGCGCAGCGCAAGACTCTCAAAACAGATTAGAAAGGTACGTTGACTTTGATCAAATGGAATATACCCCTGAAATAGCGTCGGCTCTGGATATCTATGCAGACGAAATGACAACTCACAGTGGCCTGCAGCCATTAATGGTTGTAGATTGCAACAATGATGAAATTAAAGCGATCCTTCACAATCTTTACTTTAATATAATGAATCTGGAGTTTAATCTATTTGGGTGGTGTAGGACAATGTGCAAGTATGGTGATTTCTTTTTGTACTTGGATATTGATGAGGCAATCGGAATAAAGAATGTAATTGGTCTGCCTGGTACGGAGTTAGAGAGACTAGAAGGGGAGGACAAAACAAACCCAAATTATTGTCAGTTTCAATGGAATTCTGCTGGTTTAACTTTTGAAAACTGGCAAGTTGGTCACTTTAGAATCCTTGGTAACGACAAGTATGCGCCATATGGTACATCTGTTTTGGAGCCTGCCAGAAGAATTTGGAGACAACTGACTCTTATCGAAGATGCTATGATGGCATATCGTATTGTTCGCTCTCCAGAAAGAAGAGTGTTCTACATTGACGTAGGAAGCATTCCTCCACAAGACATAGAACAATACATGCAGAGAGTCATGACCCAGATGAAAAGAAATCAAGTGGTTGACCCAAACACAGGACGAGTGGACTTAAGATACAATCCGATGTCTGTAGATGAAGATTACTTTATACCCACTCGCGCTGGCCAAAACTCTAGAGTTGAATCATTGCCTGGTGGAACATACACGGGAGACATAGATGATGTCAAGTACATGAGAGACAAATTGTTTTCAGCACTTAAAATTCCTCAATCATATCTCTCTAGAGGCGACGACGCAGGTGGTGAAGATCAGACAACATTAGCACAAAAAGATATTAGATTTGCTAGAACTATTCAAAGACTTCAAAGATCGATTATCACAGAACTAGAAAAAATTGGAATAGTGCACCTTTTTACAATGGGGTTCCGAGGCGAAGATTTAATTAATTTTAAATTGAAGTTAAGTAACCCATCAAAGATAGCGGAGATTCAAGAATTAGAACACTGGAAAACAAAATTTGATGTCGCTTCAGCAGCAACAGAAGGATATTTTAGTCGTCAGTGGATTGCAACTCATCTGTTTAACATGACAGAAGAAGAGTTCTTGAAAAATCAAAGACAAATGTATTATGACCGTCAATTTGATTCAAAACTTGAAGCAGTGGCAGAGCAAGCACAAGAGGAGGTTACCTCTGGTGTTAATACTGCCGATGAGATGGCAACCCTTGGTGCTGATGCAGATGCTGGCCCAGCAGACATGGGTGGTCTTAATATTGGCGACACACCAGCCGCACCGCCGGAACCAGCAACAGATACGCCTGAGACAGGCGGGGCAGATTCTGCTCTACTTGCAGCGCCAGGATCAAGAGAGGACGATCCTTCGAAAGGGAAAATACATATAACAAAAGCAATGACCGGCGCAAGAGATAAAAGGGACACAGGAGGTCGCGCTCAAGGTGTGAGAAATATTCCAGGAGAAGGGCCTCTTAAGGCTCTGGCAAACTTTAAGGCTTTAGGGCGTGGAGTTGTCGCAAAGGAACAACTTTCTAGAGATTTGGATACTAATTACTTTAATGAAGAAAGCAGAATTTTTGCTTTAAACAATGAGGTGACAAGTCTTATTGAAGAACTAAACAGTAGGGAGTCCAAAAAATGAGATTGAAGCACAATAAGAAAAGAAATACAGCGTTTTTGTTTGAGACACTTTCCAGAGAGTATGTTAAAGCCATTATTAAGAAAAGCCCTGGCAAGCAAGACACAATTAAAGATATTATAAAAGAGAACTTTTGCAAACCAAGTGTTTTGAATGAAGAGTTGTCTTTGTATCGTGAAATCTTAGAATCTCAAGGCTTGGAACAAGATGAGGCAACCGCTGTTCTTGAGGAGGCAAAACGAAGATACGATTCTTTGAACAAGAAACAAATATTTCATGAACAAAATAAATTAATAAAAGAGATAAACTATAAGTTATCTCAAGATGTTTTCACAAACTTTGTACCAAATTACAAAAATTTAGCAACAATTTATAATATCTTTAATAACAAAACATCTATAAAAGAAAAAGTTTTGTTAGAACAAAAACTAATTGAAAGTTTAACTTCGAAGGAACAGGGAGATAATATTAAACACGTTGATAATCTAACCTACAAAACCTTTGTTAACAAGTTTAATGAGAAATACGGAGATCTTCCAAAAGAGCAAAAAGAACTATTAACAGTGTATATTGCTTCTTTCGCAGATAATTCTTTAGAACTTAAACATCACCTAAACGAACAAATCAGTGATCTCAAGGTCTCTCTCAGGGATCAAAAAGATAATAGTGTGTTTGAGAGCGATCAAATGAAAGAAAAATATGATGAATTAATTGTAAAACTTGATTCTTACAAGAATGCAGAAATAGATATTAGTATGGTTTCGGAGGTGTTGAAGATACAAGAGGTTGTGAGGGAATTACAAGATGTCAGTTAAGATTACAATCGTGAGAGGAGAAAAAGATAAGGAAGTATTAAAAACTGTTTCCTTCGAGGGGAGGCAGTCTGTTAATGGTGACTTACTTATCTATGATCATGATTTGGTAGACATTGTAGTCTCTAGAGAAAAATCTAAAATTACAATTTTTCCTAAAAAAGAAACCTCAGAAGAAGTATACAATACGCAAGATAGGCTTCTTTCGAGAATGGCAAGAGTTGGAATAGTTGACAGAACAAGCATACGATCTGGTTCTGTTTTTTCTTCTCTAGAAGGAACATTAAATGAATCAAGCATTAACGGAGTCTCCAGTTTTCAGATGGCCTTATCTGAACTTTATGATTTTATTCTTGAGGAAACACCAGAAATCAAGTCCAGAAAAGTTTACAAAACACAATTGCAAGACTTTTTCCTCGATCCCTCAGAAGAAGAAAGTACAGAATTGGGAGAGGTCCCGCATGATGAAAAGAAAGGCTCTTTTGATCATCAGGTTCGCCCTTACGGATTTCAATACATGTACTCCATCCTTAGAGAAATGATGGAGAAGTAATGCTCACCTTTACAGTTGCCTGCATCGGTATGACTCAAATTATAGTTTACGGAAGCATATTTGATAAGGTTCGCCCTACTCAAGGCTGGATGGGTAAACTTTTATCTTGTGCAATGTGTACAGGATTCTGGGTCGGGGTATTTTTGTGGGCAATTAGTGGCACAACAGAACTATTTAGATTTGATGGATCTTTGTCCACGGCTTTCATATTAGGCTGCTACTCTTCAGCAGTTTCCTATATTGGTAACATGATTGTCGGAGACGAAGGAATTAAAGTTAGCCATCACAAGGAGAATACAAATGAGAAAGCGATGGATGATTAGACCTGTTGCTAATTGTTGTAAGGGCTCTGGTATGAAGCGGGTGGCCCCCGCATATAGGAACTAAGATATGAAACTTTTAAGAGAATATTTTGAACTTTGTGATGGTGGTGTTTGCCAAGATCTTTTGACAGAAGATGAGAAACGCCGTGTTGCTAATGGTACTATTATTTTGTCTGGTGTTATGCAAATGTCAGAAACAAAAAATCACAATGGTAGAATGTACCCACACGCACTGCTGGAAAGAGAAGTTGGTAGATACAAGCAGTTAGTAAAAGAGCGCAGAGCGCTAGGTGAGTTAGATCATCCAGAGTCTTCTGTTATTAATCTACAGAACTGTTCACACTTGGTAACTGATATATGGATGGAAGGCAAAAAGGTTATGGGCAAGATAGAAGTTTTATCAACCCCTGCGGGAAAGATTCTAAGAAATCTTGTCGAATGCAACATTCCATGTGGCATATCTTCTCGGGGAATGGGATCTGTTACAGAGCGTGACGGAGCCACAATCGTGGAAGATGATTTTCAATTAATTTGCTTTGATATGGTTTCTGACCCTTCTACTCCTGGAGCAATCATGAGCCAGGTAAACGAATCAAAAGATATGACAAGGCCGCTGTCTAAGTTAGATAGAGTTAATAGATTAATGACAGACATTTTGAGGAACAAATGAATAAAAAAGAAATAGAAAAGTTAAAAACTATTTTAAAACCCGTAGTCAAGGAATGTATTAGAGAGGCAATATTTGAGGAAGGTGTGCTTTCAACACTTGTTGCAGAAATTGTCGTAGGGATGGGTGCAGATAGAATTGTTGAAACTAAAGCGCCAGAGCCAAAAGTAGAAAGGCGCAATGCTGCAGCACACAAAGCAGTTAACGAAACAAAAAACAAAATGCTTTCAGCCATTGCTGAATCAGGTTACGCTAACTTAGGAGGCGTTAATGTATTTGAAGGTACGGAACCTTTAAGTAAAGGCGGTAATCCAAACAATGCTCCTTCCGCCTCTCCATTGGCAAATATAGATCCTAGAGATAAGGGAGTGGATATAGACAGTTTAGTTGGTTTGTTTGGCAGTAAGTGGAATGCTTTAAAGTAAAGGAATAAAAATGAGCAAGGCAGTTAATTTTGGAGTTGAGTCACGTAGAAATGAAGATCAAATGAGAATGGTCAGAAGATTCATTAAGAAAACTAAAAAGAGTGGAATCATAGAATTGTACAAGAAGCGCCAAAGATTCATCTCTAAATCAGAAAAAAGAAAACTTAAAAAGTTAAGAAGAAAGAGATTGGCGCAAGAAGCAACTAGAAAGTATTTAGACCAATTTAAAGACTAGTTATACTTAGTTAAGGAGATTTAGGATGACAACTTTTAAAAATACTAGTTGGGGCCGCACAAGAGGTCCAAAAAATTTAACAGGCGTTGTAGGCGGCGCTGTTACAGCAAGTTCTGCCGCTGACTTGTTAGGTATAACAGCCACAACAACAGGGTACGCAACCGAAAACCAAAGATATCTGCATGTTCTAACAGAAGACGCTCACAGTGCAGCGCCAGGAACTGTAAAGGTATACGGATATACTCACGCTTTTCAGCGATGGTTTGAACTTCCAGAATCTTTTAGTCAGGTCGGTGCTAACGCAGCACCCACGGCTGTAACTATTCCCGCTCCAGCAGATAGTGGGCACGCAGACGCTGCTGACATTACACCTGACGAAAGAGAATATAGAACATATGAGATTCTTGGTATTGATCGTGTTGCTTTTGTTTGTAGTAGCGCCACCGGCACTAGCATTTTTGCTGCTTGTTCAACATTCTAAGGAGGCTTGTTGTGAATAGAAAATACAGCATTAAACCTAACTTTGTAATAGATGAGATAGTAGAATTAAATAAGGATGGTATCTTTGTAGACAGAAGGAAAAAGAAGGAATTAGCATCTGCACCATTAAGGCTAATTATCCCTGGCCTGTCCTCATTAAGAACCGATCCAACAAGGGATTAAAAAGTAAATGAGTAAAGATACAAAATTAATTTTCGAAAATTGGAATAAATATCAAAACCTTCAACAACTAGATGAGGGTCTTTGGAACTCTTTTAAATCTGGCTTGGCTAAGTTGGGAACAATGGACGATCTTATTTCTGTGTTTTCTAAAAGAAAGAGAATGGAGAAGCAGGCTGCTGAAGAATATATTGCAAACTTGTTCAATAAAGAGTCAAACAAGTTTTTACAGGCGTTCAAGAAAGAAATAGACGGAGAATTAAAAGGCTTCCCAAACATGAAGGACGAGTTTGTTTTCTTCAATGGCGTAGCAGCAATGGAGCAGGCATATGAAGACATTGTTAAGGCAACAAAGTTAGACCCAAAAGAGAAGGGACATCTTCCAGTCGCTATGGCAAATGAGATGATTCAAGACCTCAAAGATCTTGTTGAATTTTATTCTGATAAAAAATTAGCAGATGTATATAAACACTTCAACGAAGAACAGATGAATCAGTTTTCAAATCTTTATTTAATTTATGAAAAAGAATTTGGAAACACAAATCACACTTTTGTTGATTGGCTAAACGAAGATCCCGTAGCAAGATTTAATTTAGTGCAAGATATTATTGCAGAACAGGAAGAAGACGACGCTCGCGCCCGTGCTGGATTTCAAGATAAGGGTGCTAAGCAAACCAAGGCAATGAAAGGCCTCAAGTCGAATACACTGCCAGCAGTACTAGGATTATTGGGCGGTACGTTTACCGCTGCTCATTTCATGGCAATGAGTTCTGGGCTAGGTAAGCCAGAGATCGTTCAAAATATTAAACAAATAGACGACTTTCAGCAAGTGATGGGACAGGGGGTTGATGTTTCTTCTTCTCCTGCTGGTCTTTTAAAATCTCTTGGGAACGCGACCGGTACGGGCGTGGCCAAAACAATGGGAGACTTTACGTCTCAAATAGATAAGATCTCTTCTATTTCAAACGCTGAAACATCTGATATTACATCTGCAATCTCTCAAATGATGCCATCCAAGGGCGACGGTGCTAAGATGATGGAATACATGTATCAATATGGTAAAGAGAATCCGGGAGAGAATATATTTAAAATTGTCAACAATAAAGCACCTTCCAGCGAATTTATACAATACGTTGCAGGCCAAGATCAACAGTTAGCACAAATGATGTCACAGGGCGCGTCAGGTGCAGGAACTTTTAAAGGTGGCCTAACAAACCTTCTGGGCATTTCAAAGGGTGTTGCACAAGTAGCAGCAAAAGCAGTCGTTACAAAGGTTGGTCCGAAATTTGTAGGCGGATACACCGTAAGCAAGATTGGTGCAGGCACCGCGCTTGTTGGTTCTGGTGCTTTAGGTGCCATTGGAGTTGGCTTAACTGCTGCAGCGCTAGGAGTCAAGTTGGCAAGATTAAAGGGAGAAAAATCATCTAGAGCACAAAAACTAAATGATTTGTTTCAAAAGTTACAACCCTTGCCAGAGCCAGAAATTCCTCCTGCTGAGACTGCGGAAGAAGAGCCAGAACCAGAAGACAAGGCTAACACTAGACCTATTTTAGTCAGATTAGATGACGATGGTTTAAAGTTTCATCCCTCTACTGCTAGATCAGACAAGGGCAGGGACCGAGACAGAAAGATACAAAAGGCTGCGCAGGATCAGGGCGTTGTCGGCGGCAATACTGAACCATCAACAGATGATTTAAGTCGCAAGTTTAAAGATGATAGAATTGATAAAGTTAAAAACATGTCAGACACTGATCTTGCTACCGCTTTCAAGAAAGCAAACAGAAGAAGCAAACAGGTGGTAGATCCGCTTATAACTGTAGATGCTAGTATTTTCAGAGCGGCAGCCAAACAATTAAGAAGAGCAGGAGTCATAAAAGGTTCTAGACTTAATAAAAAGTTGTCAACTGCTATTGACCAAACAATTGAAAAGATTCTACCAAGAATTAATAGAGAGCCAAGAGACTCACAGAAAATCAAAAAACTTACTTGGAAAGTAGTAAGCAAAACATTAGCATCTCAACTTAAGAAAGCAGGTCTTCCTGAGACTGCAAAGAATCAGGAAGCACTCTTTGCTATACTAAGAGCGTTTAAAGAATATGGTCTAGTTAGGGGAGATGTGCCCCCTCCTGCTGCTAAACCGAAGCGCCAGAAAAAAGCAGTAAAAGAGTGGAAAGATTTAGCATATTTGTTTAATAAGTAATCAAAAAACCACATTAATAAAATTATGGTTTTTAGAAATATATTTAACTATTTATTAGTGAGTTTAAATATATAAGGGGTTACTTATGTCTTCACTTCTAGAACAAGCAATCGTTGATGCAAAAGCATTAAGAGATGCTGCATTAAAAAATGCTGAACAATTGGTAATTGAAAAATATTCCGATCAAGTTAAAGAGGCTGTTAGTACTCTTCTGGAGCAAGAAGAGGATTTGGATATGGGCCTTGGTCTCGGCGGAGACGAAAGTACCAATGAAAACGAAGAACAAACTGGTTCTGATAAAGCCGATCAAGAATTGATGGATGAAGTTTCTCCTAGCGAAACTGATAAAATTACATTAGATCTTACAGAATTAGAAAGAAGAATTGAAAAGATCGAACAAGAAGAAGGCGATGCAGGTTTAGATTCTTTGGAGGCAGAAAAGGTCCCGAGCGAAGATGTTGCTGCTGATATGTCTGATGACATCGTATCTTCTGCTGACGCTGATTCTCTTACAACTGAAGGTGTTGCCGAATGGGAACAAGATATTGAAAACATGATCGTGCAAGATGTTTTGGAATCTCTTAAGGTCGATATTAAACCTCAGAAGCGCGGCTGGTTAGGTATTTCTGATGAAGAACTTGAGCATGCTGCAGAACTTGAGTTGGCTCGCATGCAAGATGACAAAGTAAAAGAAGAAATGGAAGAAATGCGTGCTGCCCTCAAGAAACTAGAAGAGGCAAACAAAAAGATTACAAAGAAAAACAAATTACTTAAAGAAGAAAACTTGTCTTTAACTGAAAACTTAAACGCTCATAAAAGCGCAGTTGGAGAATTAAAAGAAAAGTTTGATGTCGTCAATACATCAAACGCCAAGTTACTATACATTAATCGGACTTTAGGTTGTGGCTCCCTGAATGAGCGACAGAAAAAGAAAATTGTTGAAGCAATCGCTAAGACCGAAGATGCAAATGAGGCGAAGGTTATCTATGAAACACTTCAAAGCACAGTGCAGTCTGATACTAAGAAGACTGGTCCTGAATCACTGAGCGAAGCCGTAGACAGAAGGCCAAGCCTGTTAGTTCGTTCCCGTGAAGAGAAGCGAACAACTTCAGCAGATATTTTTGCTGAAAGAATGCAGCGACTTGCTGGTATTACAAAACAATAAAAAACTTTAGGAGGTTATTACACAATGTCTGTATTAGAAAAATTAACTGAAGGTATTGTTCATCGTAACGTCCAGAAGGAAGGCGAAGCACTCCTCAATAAGTGGGAGAAGACTGGCCTTCTGGAAGGGTTGGATGATCATGCTAGACAGGGTATGTCGGTTCTTCTTGAGAACCAAGCAAAGGAACTTCTTCGCGAGGCTTCCTCTATGTCCGCAGGTGATGTCGAAGGTTTCGCATCAGTTGCTTTCCCAATCGTTCGCCGTGTTTTCGGTGGATTGATTGCAAACGATCTCGTAAGCGTTCAGCCTATGAGTCTTCCAAGTGGATTGATTTTCTTCTTGGATTTCACACACAGTGACACTAGATCTGGTATGGTTGCTGACGAATCCATCTACGGTGGTAATGTTGTCGGTCGCCAGTTGACCGGTGGTGTTGACCTTGATGCAGATCTTACCAAGGGTGGCCCTGGTGGTTTCTATGATCTTGGCACTGGTTATTCGCACCCAACAGGCTCCAGCGAAATTGCTGCTGGTAGTGTTGGTCAGTCCATCGGTGGCGCTGACACAGGTGTTCTTGTTTCGGCTCTTACCGAAGCACAAAAGAAATTAATTAGATTTGATCCCGATATTTTGGCTAACACTGGTGACAGAGTTGTTCAAATTTTGGTTTCTTCTTCTGCAATTCCTGCGGATCTTAACAAAGATGCGCTTGCAGCACTAAGAGTTATAACAGTTGACGGCACAAATGCTGC